GCTTGCCTTCAACCAACGTGCAGATGCTGACGGGGCTTTGCCTGCGGAGGCTGCGGTCAATGGATGCCTCCAAACCCGATTCCTCAACTCGTTCCAATCCTACGCTTTCTTCGTCTTTTATTCAAACTCTTGGTTGCCGTTTATGCAACGGGCGAATACCGACACGGCTGATGCCGCGGAGGTCGCCTTCATCAACTGCCTCGAAGTCCGAATGTATAATCTTTTAAACGCATAGCAGATGCCTGCAAGCCCATCACTACTTATTGTCCCTGCCCGCTTCAAGACAGGGAAACTCTACACCCAAATCGCTACGACTTCGGCTGGGGTTGTGTTGGCAAGTTCGGGGGACTTTAATGTTACCCGTGCGACGACTGCGACCCGATTCAATTCGGCTGGCTTGATTGAGTCGGTGGCTTCGGGTGTGCCTCGCTTGGACTACTACACAAGCGGTGGAACGGCTGGCTGCCCTGCGTTGTTGGTGGAGCCTGCTTCAACGAACTTGCTTTTGCAAAGTGAGGCGTTTAATACAACTTGGACTCCTGTGGGTCTTAATGCCTTTGGTTCGGGTAGCGTTGCAAATTCAACAGGCACAACCGACCCATTTGGAGGCACAAATTCCGATTACATTCAGGAAATCGCAGCGAGCGGAACACATATTATCCTGCAAACTGCGGCTGGTCAAGTTAGCGGAACGACCGTTACCCTTAGTTGTTTTGCAAAGTCTGCTGAAAGAACGCAAATAAATTTCCTCAATAACGGAGGAGGAACAGGCAACGCAACTTTTAATTTAACGTTAGGAACTGCAACGCTCGTAAATGGAGTGTCAGCATCTATCCAAAATTATGGCAATGGTTGGTACCGATGCGTCTTGACTTACACGCCCAGTTTAACCGGGAATTTTAACGTACAAATTCGAATCGCTGATGCTTCGGGCAATACATCATACACAGGAACAGGCACGTCGGGGGTTTATGTCTTTGGAGCGCAAGTAGAAGCCGGCACCGTAGCAACCTCCTACATCCCAACAACAACCGCAAGCGCAACACGCAACGCAGACGTGATAACCCTATCAGGTGCAGTCAGCGGTTGCATCGGGCAGACCGAGGGAACGATTTATGCGGAGTTTGAATACAAGACTAACACAGCAGAAAGGCGGTTAATAGCGTTGAGTGACAACACATCAACGAATCGAGTCTTTGTTTGGACTCTTAACAACATCTTGTATATTCAGGTGCAAGGAACGAGCGTTATTGTCGCAAATCCGATATCGGCTGGTTACCATAAAGTAGCCTTTGCGTATCAGCAAAGCGGAGTAAGCGGAACGCTATTTGCAAGTTTAGATGGAGGGGCCGTAGTTTCGGGTACAACCGCTGGGACATTTCCCAGTTCATTGACTGCTATAAATGTTGGAAAAAACGAAACAACAACCACATCCTCGTTCTTTTGGAACGCAAACATCCGCTCTGCTGCGCTCTACACCAGTCGCTTGACCGACACTCAACTCGCAGCCCTCACAACCCTCTAATGGCTACCTTCCGAAAATACGCATTCCCCAAGCAGGCCGACGCTGACAAGGTGCTGGCTCTATGCATAGGCACGACCGCTGCGGTTTCCCTCGGGGTCTTGGACGGCCTTGTGTGCTACGACATCCTTTGGGAGGGCGACGCTCCCGAAGATGCGACCCAGTACGAAACTTGGCCCGAACCCTGCGGTGTCCACTCCTTTCTCGGATGGGACGAGCAGTACGTAGCCGACTATAACGAACACAAATCGCTATGAAACTCTTTCGCAAACGCAACCCCGAAACCCCTAAACTCCCAATAATGAAATCAGCCGTCATCGCTTTACTTCGCCACCTGTTAACCTTCATCGGTGGAACCCTCGTCGCCAAAGGCTTGTTAGACACCGAAACCTTGCAAGAGATTATTGGTGCATTAATCACCTTGTTGTCAGTTGGTTGGATGACAATCGATAAAGTAAAGGTCAAGAAGTGAACCTGATAGAAACCACCATCGTCGGGAGCGTTGCAGCAATCGTCGGTGGAGCGGTCGCTTGGTTTACAAAGGGCCGTGTCGAATCGGACTCCCTGCAAGTCAGGCAGGCCCAAGCGGTCCTCGCTATGTGGCAGGCTACCAGCGAGTCCCAAAATAAAGAATTAACACAACTTCGTAACGAGGTCGTAAGTTTGCGTCAGCGACTTGAGGAAATGGAACATACCATCCATCTACTCCAAGCCGAGAATGCCAAACTTAAAAACCTCGTATGATTCTACCAGCCACCAAGCACACCCGAAACATCCACGAAGTAACCTGCCAATCAGGGCAGGAGTTCTTACTTGTCAGCGACCTGCATTGGGACAACCCCCACTGCGATAGGGGCTTGCTGAAAAATCACTTGGACGAAGCCGTGAAGCGGAATGCTGCCATTATACTCAATGGCGACACTTACTGCTGCATGGGTGGGAAATATGACCGCCGTGCGGACAAGTCCCTGATTCGTCCCGAACACAACACCGACCGTTACTTTGACGCTATCGTGGACACCTCGGTGGAATGGTTCGCTCCCTACGCTAAAAACATCTTGCTGATAGGATATGGAAACCACGAAACCGCTATCATCAAGCACGGAGAAACGGACCTCCTGCAACGTTTCGCCAGCATCCTCAACTACGCCACAGGGTCAGCGGTTCAAGTTGGCGGTTACGGAGGAACCATTGATATCCGAGTGCTTCACGATACAATCCGTGGAGTCAACTTCGTAGTGCATTATTTTCATGGGAGTGCAGGCGGAGGCCCCGTCACACGCGGAGTAATTTCAGACCAGAGGCTACTTGCCGGGACCGAAGGCTACGACTTGACTTGGCAGGGCCATGTTCACGAATTGTACTACCATCAAAATATAATTCACCGCTATGACCGCTCAACCAAAACGCTCATTCAAAAACCTATTCACCAACTGCGTACGGCTACTTACAAGGAGGAATGGGACGGTGGTTACATGGGCTTTCATACTGAGCGAGGAAGAGGCCCGAAGCCTTTGGGAGGCTATTGGCTGAAACTGGAAACCTCACGGAATACCAGCAAGGACAACAAGGGTCCCGAACTGCAAGTCCACGCCACCTTCACGCCAGCGGATAGGTTGTACTAACCGGCAGCGGTCAGGTATAGGTAACCGTACTCTTTCTCTGCATTAAACTGAGGACAGGCCTTCGTAACGCCCGGAAAGTCCCTGTGTCCGCATATCCGAGCGGTAGGGTACTTCTTAAGCCAATCAAGCAGCACCACGGCAATCGCTTGACGCTGGCCGATACTACGGTCATCTTTGTCCTTGCCTCCGATATAACTCACGTGGAGGCTCGTAGCGTTATGCCCCTGCACTCCGTTGGTTACGGCCGAATCAGGAGCCAATACCGTTACATTCCCGGTTGAGTCTATAATCTTGTGGTAGCCCACCGACTTCCAACCGAGGGCCTCCTTCCAATGCTTGCGGATTGAGGCGATGGTCGTATGCTTAGGCGTTGCCGTGCAATGGACGACGAGGTGGGTGATAGTGCGATTCATTACTCTTCGGGGTTTAATGCGTGGAAATAACTGACCTTAACAGGGTCGGCAACGTTGGGACCGCTGGATAGGTGGACCTCCTTGGTTCCAAGCCATTGAGCCATAGCCGGGTCGTACCCCAACAACTCGCAGGCTTTCCGGTATTCAAGCAAAAGAACGTGGTTGCCTTCCAGATCAGCGTTGTCAATGGCGATCATCAGCCTCTCAAGGGCATTGGTGAGGGCCTTGGCAGGTCGAAGGGAGTGGTATTCGTGCATGGCTTAGGTTTCTACAAATGTATGGAAATAGCCCCAAATCGCAATAAAACGGGGGATGAATAATTTTTTTGCTACGAGGTGGCACAAATAGGGTAAAGTTGTTTTACCTTTGACATACAAACCAACCACTAAACCTCAAAACCATGAAAAACACAACAATCGGAATCGAAGTAGTAAGAAGCAAAGGCGACTACGTTATAGGGCGTACAGGCATTGTAATCGGCATTGACACAGAAAAGAACAGGGCACAAGTCGATTGGCATAATGCAGACAAGTCTTGGGTTAAAATGGAAGCGATAGAGCCTACATCAATTCCTTATGAAATTATAGCAGCAAAACCAATGTGCCGCAGAACTGGCAGAATCTTCAATCCGACCTACAAGCGTTTATCATAATTAACCGAGGGGTGCGACTCGCCAACGCACATTCTTTTAACCTCAAACCTCAAAACCATGAACCACGAAACCAAAGCCAAACTCAAAGCAGCCCTCGCAACGGGCTACATCCTGCTGACCGTCTGCCTCGGCATCGCCTTCTTCGGCAGATTCATCTTCGCACTCCTAACCAACTAAACCTCAAAACCGATGACACAAGTAGAATGCGGAGAATAGGATACGATATTCTCCGCATATACTTTGACAATGCCGATAAGGATTGCACCATTGGACAACAGCGTATTAAAAAAATTATCACCATTTAACTAAACCCAAACCAAACCTCAAATCATGAAAAACCTCACCCCAGAGCAACTCGCCAAGATTGCCGAGCCTCTACCACCAGAAGCTATTGCAGCCCATCCAACCAAAGACAACCTTTCAACCATCAAGGGAATCTTTGTAACCGAGCGACTGAACCAAGTATTTGGTGTAGGTGCTTGGGTAGTCAAGACCGACCTGTTAAGTCCGATTACATCCGCCACAAGGACGACTAAATTCGGCAAAGAAAGGACCGAATACACGGCAGTCTTAAAGACTGTCTTCACAATCCCTGCCCACGACATCTACTACGAGTGCATCGCTTCGTCTATGAACGACGACCCGGGCGACGCAGCCAAAGGAGCGACCACCGATGCAATCACCAAAATCGCCTCATGGATTGGGATTGGGATTGATGTGTACAAAGGCAAGCACGGAGCAGCCCCCAAGCCTGCCAACGCCAATTTGCTGGACCTCAACGACAAACTCGGACTGGTCCCTTCCTACGACGAACTGACCACCGCAACCCTCAAGGCTGACTTCCTTGCCTTGCTTGACAAACTGCCAAAGGAGCAACAGGCCAAGTTCATGAAGGACATCGACCACATGACCCCTGCACGATTCGAGAAAGGCATTCAATTCATCCAAAACCAACTCGCAAAACCATGAACCTACTTGAACAAATGAACGCTGACGAGTTTCGGAAACTCCTTGAGTTCAAAGAAAAATTCCCGACCATTGGCCTTGACTTGGTCAAAGCCTTGACCGAGAAAAGTTTGGTCATCCAACTGACCTTGGGCGAGTGCATTGACCTGTCCAATGCCGTCGGCATCCCTTACGGGCAGTATTGCAACCAAATCTTCGACACCTTCAAATCCAAGCCATGACCTACCCGACCCTAATAACCATCCCCAAGAGCGACATCTGCAAGGCAGAAATCGCCCAAATCGCCCAGCAACTGAGCGACCGAATCAATGATGGCGAGGTCAATCCGGTTGAGGCCCACATAAAGTTGAAGGCCATCGTCAAGGCTTTGGAAGCCACCATCAAGGCCACCGAGCAGACCGTAGCCGACGAAGCCTCCAAGCACGGCAAGATCTTCCAAGCCTTCGGTGCGGAGATAACCCTCAAGGAAGGGAGCCTTACGCCTAATTACGAGGAAGACGAAGTTTATGCCGACCTCAAATCACAAATGAAAACGAGGGAGGAACTGCTGAAGATTGCCTTCCGGCAAGCAGGCAAGACCGTTATCTTTGACGAATCAACGGGCGAGCAGGTTCCTGTATGTTCAGCCAAGGCCACCAAAGCATCCATAGCCGTTAGTTTCAAATGAGAAGAGCCTCCGATGCCGTAAGGGTTTACAGGTTGCTATGCGACCGCCCCTACCGAGCCAAGCAGATTGCTGAACTGCTGGGCAACAAAGAACGCTACACCTACCGGGTGCTGCACGACCTCCTAAATTCCGGCTATGTCGGAGTAACCAAATGCTATTATCACACACTCGAAACCCCAACCCCAACCATTTACAACCCCCAACCATGAGTTACACCCCCCAACCCAACACCTTCACTCTCTTCGCCAACGACAAGGGCGACAACCCGAAACGCCCAGACTATCGTGGCGACGTGGTCCTTACCGATGGAACCAAGATGCGCCTATCCGGGTGGGTCAAGGAATCCAACGGCAAGCGGTTTATCAGCGGTAAAGTTGAGCCAATCCAGCAGCAGACCAGCGGTGGAAATTTTGCACCCCAAGACGGTGATATGCCTTTTTAGTGTAAATTTGTGCCTTAGATACATTTACATACATAGCCCATTTGTAATTGCAGCCAAATGGTGCTACCGATAAAGGGTTCATTCTCTAACCCCTGCCCCGGCTGCTGCAATCAGTCGGGGTTTTTTTTTCTTATTTATGGCAGAAATATCAATGTTCAAAGCGTCCACCAATGGCGGTGTGCGAAACAATGTCCCCGAAGACCATATGCCCTTTGTGCAGTACATCCAGGACATCAAAGACGGCATCTACTACACGGAGGTCATGGCCTACCGCAAAGCCAAGACCGAAGAAACCAAACGGAGGCTTTCAGCCGTAACTCCTTCCGGCAAGTTTAAAAAGCAAGGCAAGGAAGGCCTCGAAACGCATTCCGGCATCATCTGCATCGACATCGATGCCAAGGATAACGATGGTGTTGACGTGCTTGCAATCCGCCAGGACGAACACCTCTACGCCCTGCATCAAAGCACCGGGGGGCAAGGCTATGCAGCCTACTACCGCATCGAGCCGGACCGACACCTGGACGCTTTCTTCGCTTTGGAGAAACGCCTCGCAGACCGTTACCACATCATCGTAGATCCTGCTTGCAAGGACGTGAGCCGGTTGCGGTTCGTAAGTTTTGACCCGGACGCATTCATCACCGACAAACCCGTTCCGGTATTTAAGACCTACCTACCCAAGGCCAAGGCTGCACCGGTTCCAAAGTTCTACCCACACGGTGAACACGATGTCGAACACATCCTCCAACAAATCGAAGCCAAGCGATTAGACCTGACGGATTCCTATGCCGATTGGGTTAAGATTGGCTTTGCCATTGCTGCAAAATACCACGAGCCAGGTGCAGACCTGTTCCACCGAGTTAGTGCTATGTCCCCTAAGTACAACCCGGAAGCCTGCGACAAAAAGTACAAGCAACTCTGCAACTCAAAGCAGAATCAAGTATCCTTTGCTTCCTTCATGTGGCTTGCCAAGAACGCAGGTGTAGAGATTCAAACCAAGACCACCAAGCACATCGTGTCAACAACCAAGTCCCACCGCATGCGTGTCGGGACCAATGGCGGCCCCAAGGACATCAACGCAGCAACGGAAGCAGCGGTTCGGGTACTTCGGGAGATAGACAACATCGACATCGATGGCCTTGAAGAAATCGTCGCCAACACGATGGCACTCGATACCACGGAACTAAAGTCCGCTGATACCGAGGACACACCGATAAAGCAGATAAAGGCTTTCTTACGTTCATTCGACCTAAAACGCAATGCCGTAACTCGTTGCATTGAATACAAAGGTCAACCCATTACCGACGTGGACCTGAACAACATTTACGTTGACTGCCTCGAAGCCTTTGGTAAGAAGGAGGTCAACATGCAACTCGTTGGGGCCATAGTGGATTCGGACTTTACACCGACTTACAATCCATTCACCCAGTTCTTTGCCCGGCACGGTCATCGCAATCCTACCGGGTGCATCGAAGCCCTGACCAATACCATCCGAACAACCAATCAGGACCATACGTTTGTGCAACTCTGCATCACCAAATGGCTCTGCTCGGTCATTGCAAGTATGCACGGGGAATACTCCTTGACCATATTGGTGCTTTGTGGCGACCAAGGTATCGGCAAGACCAATTTCTTTCGTAACCTGCTGCCCGATGAACTTCGGGCCTATTACGGGGAATCCAAACTGGATGCCGGCAAGGACGATGAAATTCTCATGTGCAAGAAGATAATCCTCTGCGATGACGAGTTCGGTGGCAAATCCAAGCAGGAAGCCAAGAAACTGAAGGAACTATCCTCCAAGCAGACATTCAGCATCCGCAAGCCCTACGGCCGGGTCCATGAGGAACTGAATCGGTATGCGGTCCTTTGCGGTACAAGCAACGACGAGGAAGTCATCAACGACCCAACGGGTAACCGTAGGATCCTGCCCATTGTAATCAGCGAGATTGACTGGGATGCCTATGCAGCCATCGACAAGACGGACCTGTTTATCGAGGCCATGCATTCATACAAATTACACGGAGCCGATGCCTGGCAACTATCCAAGGCCGAAATCAAGATGCTGAACAATCACACCATGCACAACGTGCAGCCGGCTATCGAGAAAGAAATGCTCCTAAACCTGTTTACCATCCCGATGGATTATAGCGACCCCTACGGCAAGTGGATGAGCAATACCGAAATCAAGGACCTCATTGAAACCTGCACCAAGCAGCACATCAGTTCGCACAAACTCGGAGCGGTCCTAAAGTCACTTGGCTGTAAGAAAATGACACGTCGGGAGCGGAATTTTCTTCCGTGCTACTTTTTGGTCAAAAATGCCGATAAAAGTGACTACGCCCAAAAGGTTGATAATAAGCGACATCCGTTCTAGTGTAGTCACTTAGTCACTTAAAATGCGTTTTTTCTTTAGGGGCTTATATGTGCATGTGTGTGTGTGTGTGTGTGTGTATAATATATACTCTAAAGAAATAAGTAACTAAAGTGACTACAGTGACTACAACCCCCTTCACGCTATCAAAAACGCAGATTTTGGTAGTCACTTCATTCAAACTCAAAGTAACTACAAGTGACCACACTTAGACCATACCAACAAACCGCTATTGACCAAATGCGGACAAGCATTGCCGAGGGCAAAAGACGCTTGATACTCTGCTCCCCAACAGGGAGCGGAAAGACCGTCATGTTCACCTACATGGTGGCACGGGCCTTAGAGAAAGGCAAGCAGGCCATTATCTTTACGGACCGGGTGGAACTGCTCCGGCAATCCAACGGAGCCTTGGACCAGTTCGGAATCAAGCCAACGCTGATTGAGGCCAACCGAACCCGGCTCGATGTTTCGGGAAACTGCTTCATTGCCATGGCACAGACATTCAGCCGAAGGAAGGACGCTACCGAATACACGGACCTCTTGGCACGGATGGACCTGGTCATCATTGACGAAGCCCACAAGCAGACATTTAACCCCCTGTTGCCATACATCAACCCCAAGGCCGTGGTCATCGGTGCGACCGCAACGCCATTGCGGAGGGGAAAGCAGGAATGCCTATCGAAATTCTACAAGGCTCTCCATGCACCGGTTCAGGTGCAGGAACTAATCAGCCAAGGCTACCTGGCCGAGCCAACGACCTACGGGATGACGCAGGACCTTTCCGGGATCCGTATGAAGGGCTACGATTACGACACCGAGCAAATGGCCAAACAATTCAGCGAGCGAAAGGTCTTTGCCGGAGTGGTGCAGAACTACGCCAAGGTCTGCCCAGGTAAGAAGGCTATCGTCTTTGCCAGCAACATTGCATCGAGCAAGGAGGTTTGCGAGGCTTTGCAGAGGGCAGGGTTCAACGCAAGGCACGTTGACGGAGACATGCCTAAGTCCTTGCGAGCCGAAACCCTCGCCTGGTTCAAGCAGTCCACCAATGGAATCCTTTGCAACTGCGACCTGATGACCACCGGCTTTGATGAACCATCCATCGAAGTCGTTATCCTCTACCGGGCGACTGCGAGCCTTCCCCTGTTCATGCAGATGGTTGGCCGAGGCTCCAGGGTAACGCCAACCAAGACACGCTTCACCGTGTTGGACTTTGGGAACAACGTGCAGACCCATGGCTTTTGGGAAACGAACCGGGAATGGTCCTTGAAGAAGAAACGCAAACGGGAGTCCGCTGGCGTTGGTGGGGTGAAGAACTGCAAGAAGTGCGAGGCCATTATCCCGGTGGCTGCCATGGAGTGCAAGCATTGCGGGTTTGAATACGAGCGAAAGCCAAAGCCTCCAGGGGAAGTCGTAAGTTTGCAGATGCTGACCAAGGCCCAAGGTATGGAGATGGCAAAGCAAAGCACGATGTACCAAAAGGCTCAACTGGCAAAGGCCAAGGTCATCAGCCCGTTTTGGGTTCTGCACAATCAATGCAAGAGCAAAGCCGAAGCCTTGGAGTTCATCCGCTACATGGGATGGAGGCCAGGCTGGGCCTTCCACAATAAAGACCGTTTTCCAATCCTAAAGTAAGTTCATGCAAGAATTTAAACTACAAGCCGAATGCTTCCAGTGGCACTGGAACAACTTTCCCAACGACCGGGGCCGATTATTCACGGTCAACAACAACGCACCGAATGCCTATGCCGGCAGCGTGATGAAGGCCATGGGCGTGGTCGCAGGGGTCAGCGACATGATATGGCTCTCGCCAACCGGTGCGGTGATGCTTGAGTTCAAAGCAGAGAAAGGCAAGCAGTCCCTTTCCCAAAAGTGGTGGGAGTCAGTCGTCCAAGAGGCAGGGTATCGCTACGAGGTAATCCGAAGCGTTGAGGATTTTCAAAGAGTGGTCGCAAGTGTGGAATAGATGTGTAGATTTGTGGTATATGCTATCGGATATAACCGTCAGCCTACACCCTGACAAACCAACCCAAATCGTCAGCCTATAACCTTACCAACCAAACCCAAACCTATGAAAACCACACCCACCGATTTTCGACGCTGGCAACTGCATATCCGCAAAGAGTGCGTCAACTGCAACCGCCCCGACAAATCCGAAACCATCAAGGCTTGGTCCGTCAACTGGACCCTGCTCGGTCGTATCCTCCAAGCCAAAAACGCCTGACCATGGAATGGATTAAATGCTTGGACAGGATGCCGACACCTTACGAGCCTGTCCTGATATTCACGACCGACATGAATCAAGCGTATGCGTGGCTTGGCGACGGCCGTTGGTACTACGAGCATCAAACGTGGTTCCTAATTGAAGTCAGCCATTGGATGCCCCTACCCCCAAACCCGTTTTAACCATGGACCTAATCTCACGAACCATCCTTGGCTACACGGCAGAGGTCGTCGGAGTCAGCCCAGACGACATCTTGAGCGAAGTCAAGACCCAAGAACTGGTCCTTGCTCGGTCAATCTTTGCCGACATCGCCTACTCGGAATACCTCTACACTTACTGCCAAATTGGTCGAATCATTAAGAGGAACCACGCAACCGTCATGCACAACCTCGAAATCCTTGCGATAAACATGAGAGCAAGGCCCGACATTAAATTCCTTCGTACACAGGTTTTGAACAGGACGAGAGATTTTTTGCAACATTAGCGAGAACCCCCTCCATCTTTGCGTGAGTGAACGCAGAGGCTACCATCCTTGACCTTTATCGCAGCGGAGAAATCCGCAAGGCTTGCCTCACCATTACGGGGGGCAATCCGCTTTGGAAGGACCTCGAACAAGAGGTCGTCCTGATTCTGCTCGAAAAAGACCCCGACAAGATTACCAAGATGCAGGACCAAGGCTACCTGCGATTCTACATCGTTCGGCTCATCATGAACCTGTACCGGGGCAACAACAACCAGTTTGCCAAGAAGTACCGCCACCACGACGAGAGGGTCGAAGTGGACCCCGAAACCCAAGAACTAAGCAAGGACTACGACTCCCTGCTCGACGACCTTTGGGCCATTGCCCAGCAAGAGATGGACTCTTGGGCCAAGGACGGGGCGTTCCCCTACGACAAGGAACTGCTGAACCTGCTGATGCAGACAGGCAACATGAAGGCCATGAGCCGGGAAACTGGCATTCCGTATAGGTCCATCATCTACTCAATCGAACAGGCCAAGGCCAAAATCAAAACCGCAATTGAAGCCAATGGATATACTGGTCTATCCCATCCTGATTAGTGCGCTTGCGACCCTTGCGGTCGTGGAGTTCCGGGTCCTGCCGGGATGGTTCTACGCTTTGCCCTTCGCCAAGCGGAAGCCGTTTTCGTGCATGACCTGCTTCGGCTTTTGGCTTGGGGTTGCTTTGACCCTGCCGACCTGCCAATGGTACTTGGCCCCAATCCTTGGCCTCGCCTCATCTGCCACCGCAATAATTATTCGGGAATGGACCTTCAAATGACCAACGACCAATTCATCGTGGCCCAAAAGCATCGCAAGTATTGGGACCAATACATCGCCTCGCTTACGATGCGACTGCCACCCGATGCGGTTGGGGAACTGCAAGCCATACTCACGGCTCACGGACGACCGCCCACGAATTGGTGGTGCGCTGACTGCGTAAAATCGGCACTTCAATACATTTACATGCAAGCGGACTTGTTTGCCGAGTCCAACCAAAACACCGTTACAATCCCACTAAGCAATGCCCCTGCCAATCCCGAACAATAACGAGTCAAGAGAAGGCTTTATCGGTCGCTGCATGAGCAACAATCAAACCAATGCAGAGTTCCCCGATACGGCTCAACGGCTGGCGGTTTGCGGCTCAATATACACCAAACACAAGAGGCAGCAGTTCGAGTCCTATGCCGACTATGGGGAAGGTATCATGAACAATGCCAAGCGAGGGATTGAACTCAACGAAAGGAACGGCAACAAGTGTGCCACCCAGACAGGCAAGGTCCGGGCGCAGCAACTTGCCAACGGGGAAGCAATTTCCCTTGAAACCATCAAGCGGATGCACTCCTACCTCTCAAGGGCTGAAACCTATTACGACAACGCTGACGACACCTCGGACTGCGGTTACATCAGTTACCTCCTTTGGGGTGGCAAATCGGCTCTCTCATGGTCAAGAAATAAACTCCGGGAACTTGGCGAACTCGAAGGCGAAGGATGACGAAGCCCAAGTGCAGGCTCGGATGGACTCGCTGATGATGGTCATAACGACTCTCTGCGACTGCATCGGAGCGGTTGACGATTCCAATGCCCCGAACCAGTACGAAGTGAAAATGAAAATCGTAAACAAGATTAGCGACCTAATCGACAAAATCGAATACTGATGGGAACCAGCAAGGGCAACGGCAAGTACATCGAAACCCCTGAAAAGATGTGGGAGTACTTTGAGGCATACCGCTCGCAGGTCAAGGCAAACCCAAGGACCAAGACGGTGTTCCCCGGCAAGGATGCTATCCCCCAGTACGAACCCTTGGAGCGTCCCCTGACCGTGGAAGGCTTTGAGAACTGGTGTGCCGATGCAGGCATCATTGAGGACCTAAGCAACTACTTTGCAAATACGAAGGGCAACTACTCCGACTATTCAACCATCTGTTCACGCATAAGGCGAGTCATCCGTCAAGACCAAATCGAAGGGGGTATGGTCGGTCAGTACAACGCAAGCATTACCCAACGGTTGAACTCTTTGGTTGACAAACAAGAGAATCAGGTCTTTATTGAACAATGGACCGAGGATGAATGAAGATCATAAACACCACCGCCAAGCGGAAGATTGAATCGCTGACCCATCGTAAACGGGTCATCCAAGGAGGGACCTCGGCCTCCAAGACCTTCAGCATCCTTTGCGTTTTAATCAAACAGGCTTGCACGAAGAAGACCGAAATCAGCATCGTCGGGGAAACCGTGCCTCACCTTCGGAGGGGTGCGATTCGGGACTTCATCAAGATAATGATCGCCAAGGGCATCTTCGTTCCGTCAAGGTGGAACAAGACCCTGCTGACCTACAACTTCGCTAACCGTAGCACCATCGAGTTTTTCTCGGCTGACCAAGAGGCAAGACTCCGAGGTGCAAGGAGGCAGGTGCTATTCATCAACGAGGCGAACAACATCGACTTTGAATCTTACTACCAGTTGGCAATCCGTACCAGCGAGGCCATCTACATCGACTTCAACCCGACGCATGAGTTTTGGGCGCATACCGAGGTCTTGCGTGAGGACGACTCCGAACTGCTCATTCTAACCTATCAAGACAACGAGGCCCTGCCTGATACCATCAAGAGGGATATCGAACTAAACCGCACCAAAGCCGAAACGAGTGCCTACTGGGCTAACTGGTGGAAGGTCTACGGCCTCGGGCAGGTCGGGACGCTACAGGGTGCGATATACGAGGACTTCGAGGTCGTGGAGGGTATCGATGTCAGCCGAGCCAAATTCGTCGCTTTAGGGCTTGACTGGGGCTTTAGCAACGACCCTACGGCCTTGGTCGCTATATACCGTCAAGGGGACTGCTTGCTGATTCAGGAACTGCTCTACTCCACGGGCCTGACCAACCAAGACATCGCAGACAAACTGCGGTCCTTGGGGATTACCCGGGCTTGGGAGATAGTTGCGGATTCAGCAGAACCCAAGAGCATCGAAGAAATCTATCGCCTCGGTTTCAACATCAAGCCTGCTGAGAAAGGTCCCGATTCGGTCAGGAACGGGATAGACATCTTGAAACGATTCAAGTTGCAGGTGACCAAGGATAGCACAAACCTCATCAAAGAACTGCGGTCCTACACTTGGGCAACCGACAAGGAAGGTAAGAACACGGGGGTCCCCATTGATTCCTTCAACCACGCCTGCGATGCTATGCGCTATGTGGCACTCAACAAGTTAAGGGTAAGCAACTCAGGGAAGTATGTTGTGGTGTAACTTTGCCCCATGAACACCGAACGCATCATTGACCTGCTCATCGAAATCGGCAAGACGCTTGCAGCCATTTTCTTTATCCTGACCCTTCTAACCCTGCTTTGGACCTTATGAAAGTCATCCACTACTACCACGTTTATTGCGGGGGGAATTGGCAGTTAATCCTGAATCAACACATGATGGCCGTGTGCAATTACGGCCTCATCAACGTCTTGGACGAAATCCGTGTTGGCATTGTCGGTCCACCCGAACAACGCAAGGCGGTCAAGGAGGTGCTGGAAGGTTCGATGGTTGCCCCGAAGATTAAAATAGTGGTAACCCGAACCAACGCTTGGGAGCAGGCTACGCTTACTGAAATGTACAAGGCAAGCCAAGAAGAGGAAGCCGTGTACCTGTACGCCCACACGAAGGGGGCAAGCGATCCTTCATTAATAAACCAGTTGTGGAATCGCAGCATGATCTTTTTTAACGTCGTCGCATGGGAGCGGTCCCTGCAATTGCTCGAAGGGGTGGATGCGGTGGGATGCCATTGGATTACCAAGGAGCAGTTCCCTCACATGGCGGACCAAAACAACCCCGAAGGCTACCCCTACTTTGGTGGAACCTATTGGTGGGCCAAGTCGTCCCACATCAAGGAACTGGGTGAGCCGGTACGGGACCACCGCTGGCAGGCCGAACATTGGATTGGAAAGAAACCCGACACAAAGGTCCACGACACGAACCCCGGATGGCCGGGTCCCGAAAAATTTGTAATCACATTTTAACCATGAAAGACAAAGAACTGATTGCCATCCTTGACGAGTTAGACCTCAATGGTGCTGACTGGCAGGGAGGAACCGACAAGGCCAACGGCCACAACTACACAAGCACCTATGCCAAGTACTTGGCTGAAATGCGAGCCGACCACATAAACTTCGTGGAGATAGGGGTCTGGCACGGAGGGTCTATGGCTATGTGGTGCAAGTATCTGCCCAAGGCCAAGTTTCTTTTTTATGACATTGCCAACCAAGTCAAGCCAAAGGCTGACAAGCACATTGACTGGACTCGTTCAAGGCTCCACATCGCATCGGCCTACACACCCGAATCCGTGCAAGTCGCAAGGGACTATTTTAAGAACGGCATTGACTTCCTGCTGGACGACGGCCCACACACCTTAGACTCCATGTTGCAGGTCGTCAGCCTGTATGCACCGTTGATGAATCAAGGAGGTGTCTTAATGATTGAGGACGTGCAGAGCAAAGACTGGTTCGTGAATTTGTCAGCCGTAGCACCGAGCAACTCAATCTTTGAGGCCATAGACCTTAGTGAATCGGGCCGATACGACGACCTCATTGCCGTTTACAAGTTCTAACTATGGGGATCCCCGTCATCATTAACAACCGCAACCTGCTGACGTGGCCCAAAGCGATGGTCAGGGACTTGAGCAAGTGGGAGGGGATTGGGGACATCTACATCGTTGACAACGGTTCAACCTACGAGCCATTGCTGGAGTGGTACGCCACCAACCCCTGCAAGGTCGTGATGCTTGACGAAAACTTGGGCCATCAAGCCCCATGGACTTCGGGCTTGGTGCAACAACTGGGAGAGCCATTCTATGCGGTTACAGACCCGGACCTTGACCTTTACAAGACCAGCAAGCGGACGATTCCTATGTGCTTGGAGTGGCTGCAACAATTCCCCCAAGCAGGCAAGGTCGGCCTGTCGCTCCGATGGGATGACGTGCCTCCAAGGTCGTCGTACTACACCCACGTTAACAACTACGAAGCGACCCGTCAGCGTAACTCAAGGGTCATCATGGCAGCAAGAGTTGACGTGCCTATTGATACAACTTTTGCCGTTTACAATCGTCAGGAGTACTTCATTGGTGGGGTTTCATTGCTTGAGTCAGCGAGGCACATTCCTTGGTATTACTCGGAGAAAGAACGCAAGGCTGATAAGGAGTTCAGTCAGTACCTTGCATCAGCATCGTCGGCATCGTCTTACAAAACCTTCTTGAAACTATGAAACTCCAAGACCTCACCATTGACCAGTTCCAGCGTATTGGAGCCATTGAGTTCAGTAGCGTTCTCGGGGACTACGACAAGCGTGCAGGGGTCGTCGCAATCGTTGAGGGGGTGGACATATCAATCGTGAGAGAAATGCCCGCCAAGAGCGTCCTAAAGCGTTACAAGGCCATTATCAGCGAGTGGAACGCATTGCCTGCATTGGGCTACAAGCGGAAGTTCAAAGCAGGGGGCAAGTGGTGGATTCCAACGGTGTTCACAGATGAACTAACCGCTGGGCAGTTGATTGAACTCATGGACGCAAACACGACGGACGAGAAGCAACTGCTCCAAAACCTCCACCGCATTATGGCTACTCTATGCCGGGATGGCGGTCTATTCGGATTCTTCCCCAAGAAATACGACGGGGCTGCCCATGCGGAGCGAGCCGAACTGATGAAGAAACACGCTAAAGTCGGGGACGTTTGGGGGGTTGTCAGTTTTTTTTTGCTAAGTTCAGAATCCTACTTGAAAGTTTTGAGCGACTATTCCAAGCACCTGATGAAGACGGCCGAGGGACTGACGTAAGCCCGCTTGCCGGGTACGGTTGGCTGATGGTCGTCTGGCGGATGGCAAACAAGGACGTTCTCAAGTTCGATGCCATTTTCGCGATGAAGGCGGTGGAGTTTCTCAATTATGCGCTCCTGATTCACGATATTTTAGAGGCAGAACGAATGGAAGCGGAGCGAGCGAGGCGCAGATAGACACTATCCTCGGCAGGGTACATTTACTTGCATGGAGTTCAACGTCTTTGTAGGAGGGTCAGGCAAGAAACTGACCGATATCCAAAGGGAAGCCCTTGCTGACTTTGGTGTGGCCCTCGAAGACGGGGCCATTGAAAACAAGTCCCACGCCTTGGTAGTCAAGTGGCTTGAAGGAGTGGTCCGCCTTGCGAAAGAGAACCTTGCCAAGTCGAACGCCATTGCAAGCAACGCCCTTTCGCAGTCCATAACCGTAACCCCTATATCCCTTAACGACCAGTCCTTTGTCGTCGCTATTGAGGCAGCGGATTATTGGAAGTTCGTGGACCTCGGTGTCAAGGGCGCAAACTCAAGCAAGCGTGCGCCTAACTCGCCGTTTCAATACCGGGACAAGCGTCCACCTATCCGCCCCATTCAGGAGTGGATTGCGTTCAAGGGGATTCCGTTGGAAGGCCGGGACAAGAAGGCAGCAAACAGATCCTTTGCGATCAACATCGCCAACAAGATTCGGAGGGAAGGTCTGCGAGCGACCAACTTTATGAGCAATGCAGTAAGCCCCGAAATGATAGAGGTCCTGACCGAGAACATCGCAGAGGTCCTTGGCAAATCCATAAGCGTAGCAACCACAAGATAAAATGGCAACAACAGTCCTTTCAGGGTCGCCCCAAGCAGCAACACCCGTTTACAACAAGATGCTTTTCAAGGTCAGCGGTTCGCTGATTGCTCAACCCAATTACAGGTACGTCTGCGATGTGAAGAACCCAGCAGGGACCACCCTTGCCCGGCTCAAGTGCGACAAACTGCCAACCACCAACTACGGATTCTTTGACGTGGCTAAGGTCGTTGAAACGCTCATCGCACCGACCAAGCCAACGTTGACCCAAGCAGGCTTCGTGGACCATGCCGGGTACTATTCGGGGTATCGCTTGGACTTCATGGAGGAATACGGAAACACGCCAGTCGTGCAGACAGGAACCGTTACCACCGTGTCGGGCAATGTTTCCTTCGCAGGAAACTTAGAACAACTCGAACTTGCGACTTGGAGTGGTGGTCTTTACTTTCCGAGCGGTGCAATCGTCAACGACACGACCCGGATGCTGACAACTCCTACGACTCGCACGGTCTATGCGGACGGCTACGGATGGCTTTCCATCGGTCAGTTCAACTATGGCGTAGAAAAGGCTTACATCCAATACTGGAGTGCAACAGGAGCGACCTTTGCAAGGCAGTTCGACGTGTTAGCGTCAAGTGTATCGGGGTCGAATGTCGTCCGCTTCGGGGTCGGGCCAATGAACCTCAAAGCCCTCACGTCGGGGCAATGCTCGGACGGATTGGCAGGGTCGGTCAACTTCCAAGGCAATGCAGGGGACTTCTACGACGTTTACTTCCAAAAAGGGGCAAACATCACCATCAGGCAACGCTACGTCATCGGTCAATGCCAGCGATTCAATTCCATCCCTGTCCATTTTCAAAACAAATACGGAGGCATTGATTCCTACACCTTTACACTCAAGAACCGCAAGCGGGCCAACATCAGCAGGCAGACCTTCGGCTACAACTCGGACGTTTATGCGACCACGACCTACGACAAAGTATGGGCAGGGGAGTTCGATTACGTTTACGCACTCAACTCGGACTGGCTGACGGATGCCGAATCCGAGTGGCTGATTGAGATGGTCCGTTCCGGGCAGGTATGGCTCGAACTGGATGGCCAGTTGGTTGAAGCCATCGTCAACGCTAATACCTACCAATTCACGACACGCAGGAACGACCGCCTGACGCAGTTGCAGGTCGAGGTTGCAATCGCTTACAAGAACAACATCCTATGAGCGTTACGCTAATTGCCTACCCTCTCAACGATTCCGATGTTGAGGTCCCCTATGTAGTTGATACAATGGGTGGCACAGACATAGCCATCACGTTCAGCATCGATGACATAAACGACATCACAAAGCGTAGAGGGTCGTTCTCCAAGACGATAGAGTTGCCTAATACGACAACCAACGCAAGCCTGTTCAAGTTTGCCTACAACGTGCAGTCCTTCGTTGGTGGATTCCAACCCAACAAGAAGATTCGTGCTGCCATGTGGGAGGATGGGGTCCAAGTGTTTAGCGGTGCGATGCAGTTGTTGTCCATGTCCAAGACCAAGGGCGAAGTAACTTACGAAGTCGGGATGTTCAGCGAGGACGTGAGCCTATTTCAAGACATCCAAAACAACCTGCTCGTCAACACGGCTGGCGTTACCGGGATGAATCACACCTTTACATCGGCCCATGTTTCTGCGACTTGGACCGCATCGGGTGCAAGCGGTTACGTTTACGGCTTGGTGGATTCCTATGGAGCCACGGATGTAATTACACAAGGGTGGTTTGCTATCCCTTACTGGAAGATGGGGCCGTCCATTTACGTCAAGAAGATGGTGGACTTGATATTCGCACAGGCAGGCTATCGATATTCATCCAACTTCTTTAACTCGACCCTATTCAAGAAACTGGTCATTCCTTACTCTGCCGGGACGATTCCTGTCAACCTTTCGGGGTCTAACATCTTTGCGCAGTCAACTGGAAGTGTGACTTTTGCAGGAAGTTCAAACGCAACCGCTCTATTCCCCAAAGACACTCCTGCACCTTACTTTGACAATGGAGGCTATTGGGTCGCATCGTCCAGCACCTTCGTTGCTCCGAATGTTCCAACCCGTTGGAATGTTGATGTGATCTTAACTGTTAGTGGCGCAACCGCTGGAAGATTTGCAGCAAATATGTCCATCCGAAACTTGACCGACTCAACGGACAACATGGTTCGCACGGGAATAAACTTTACGACCAACACTCAATTCTCGGTCAGTTTTCAAAATGTAACGATACCAGCCAACACGACCGCAAACATTGGGTTTGCAGTCACCGCAGGGCTTAACTTTTTTACCAACACTTACTCCATCCTTTCGGGGGCAACCGTTCTATGGACTTGCATTGATAATCCAGCAAGCATCGGGGTCGTTGATATGCGGACCGCTCTGCCTGCTGACGTGAAGCAGAGCGACCTACTCGTTGACCTGCAAAAGATGTTCAACCTTTACTTCATGCCCGATGCACAGGACCCCAAACTCCTATACATCGAGCCATTCAAGGACTTCTACTCAAGCGATGTGGTTGACTGGACGCAGAAGGTGGATGAGAACCAAGAGCAAGTGCTGACCAATGGCGACCCGAACCAATACAAGTCGCTTTTGTTTAAATACAAGGACATGGGCGATTACTTGTCCAAGACCTACAAGTCAAGCAATCCGCTTGCGAAGGAAGGCTACGGAGGCCGTCAGTTCTTGACGCAAAACTTCTACGGCAAGTCCGAGTTCGTCTGCGAAACAATGGCCGGGACGCTGATACCGGGTTCGTTCACGACCGATAAGGTCATCGGCAGGGCTTGGGACTTGGAAGGCGGCACGGCAAGCGGTACGGTCAAGCAGTTGAACACGGGATACCGACTAGCGCAGTACAACTCAATCGCTCAAGGCACAACGTCTTGGTTCTATCAAACAGGCGTGAGCGGTTCGTTTGCTACGGGCGAATACGTCGCCAACGTCCCCTTCGTGAGCCACATTGACAACCCCTATGCACCGACCGAGGACCTTGCCTTTGGTATTCCGAGGCAGGTGTTCTACAATGCGGTCAACGCAAGCGGGTCGCCAATCACCTACACGAACAACAACCTTTACAACAAGTATTGGCTCAATTACATCACCGAAACGACCTCCAAGGAGGCCTTGCAGTTGGAGTTGACGGTAGTCTTGAACTGCGTGGACATCTACCAACTCGACTTCCGAAAGCCGATTTATTACAACGGCATCCGCTGGCGTTTGCTTGAGATTCGGGACTATACGGTAGGCGAAGCAAAGCCTTGCCGGGTAACGCTGCGCAGAATTCTGAACCTCGCAGAGTTCGTGCCTGTAACGAGCGTTCCAATAACGAGCGACCCTGCTGGATTACCGAACGGACCTATCGACCCCGACCCGGAAGACCCTGACTACGAACCACCCATCAACCCTGAATTACCAACCCCCGGATAATGGCAGTTACTAAAGAAATCGTCCTCGAAGTAGGGCTTAAAGACTCAACAGGTCAGGGAACTGAATCCGCAAAGAAACGGCTCCGTGATTTACAACGTGCTCTCGTTGACCTTGCGGTTGCCGGGCAAGAGAACTCCGCAGAGTTTCGGAAGTTAGAGGCCGAGGCAGGTCAACTATCCGATACTATTGGCGATGTCGGGCAACGAGTCAAAAACCTTGGCTCGGACACCAAAAACATTGAGGCATTCACGCAAGCGGTCCAAGGCGTTGCTGCTGGCTTTCAAATCGCTCAAGGTGCTGCTGCTTTGTTTGGTGAGGAAAACGAGGACATCCAAAAGGCGTTGTTGCAGGTCAATGCGACCATGGCTATTGCCAACGGAATCCAGCAGGTAACGGTCCTCCTTCAAAAGGAATCGGCTATCTCAATGACGGCCAACAGGATTGCAACGGCCCTCTACGATAAGACGCTCAAAGGAACCATCGTAAGCCTTCGCCTCTTTAGGACTGCATTGATTTCAACGGGTATTGGTGCAGCGATTGTTGGTGTTGGATTGCTCGTTGAAAACTGGGAAAAACTCACAAAGGTTGTCAAGGATTTCTTGGGCATTGAAACGAAAGACCTCAAGGCCGTATCCGAATTAGCGCAAAGGCAGGTTGAACTTGCAGAGGCAAGGGGCGAAAGCGAGGCAAAGGTGCAGAGCCTCTTGATGGCTGCTTATGACGCAAGGATTGCAGCAGCCGAGAAAGAAGAAGAGCGAGCGCAACTGATTCACGAGAAAGAGGTCGCAAGGCTAACATATCAAACCAAGCTGCGAACCGATGCAATAGAAAAGCAGAAGAAAGATGCAGAAGATTTGAGGGCGATGGATTCGGCAGCCAGTCAAGAAGCCGAGAATTTTCGCTTGGCTAAAATTGGAAGGATAAACGATGAACTTGCAAGGGAAAAGGCTTTGCGAGATGAAAAACTCGCAATCCTTCGGGAAGAAAAGGCACAAAGGGAAGCAGACCTCAAAAAGAGATTCACGGATTCGGACGAGTTTGCTAAAGCCTACATCCTACTGACCGAGGAAATGCGACTTAAAGAGCAAGGCATTGCCGAGGATAGTGCAGACAAAATTTCGAAGATTGAACGCAATCGTAGGCAACAGGACTTGCAGATGGCATCAAATGCCGTTGGTGCGCTTGGTGATTTACTGACCGCTGGCTTGGGCCAATCCGAGAAAGACCAAAGAAAAGCCTTTGAGATTAACAAGAAGGCCAGCATGGGTCAAGCGCTTATCAACACCTTCATGGCCGTAACCGCTGCCCTGACTGCTGGAGGGAACCCGATTAAACTCGCAACGGGTCGTCAATTCGTTGAAGCAGGTATTGCCCTTGCAACAGGTTTGGCGCAGGTCGCCAAAATCAGCAAGACCCAATTCCAAGGGAGTTCGGCAAGTGGAGGTGGTGGAGCGTTAACTGCTGGTGGTGGTGAAGGAGGCGAGGTTGCACCTCCTCCCATCTTCGCAAACCCACAAACGACCAACCTCGGCACGGGCGAACTCTCGACAGGCCAAGGTCAAGGTTCATCACCGATGCGAGCCTATGTGGTGGAACGAGACATCACCCAAAGCACTCGCAGAGTCAGGAGGCTTGAGGAATTTGCAACTTTAGGGGCTTAGGACATTTACCTGCATGGAACTACCCATTTACAGGATGACCGTGGACGAGGTGGATGAAGGGGTCCAATTCGTGGCCCTGACCGATATGCCAGCGATTGAACGGCCATTCCAAGCCTTCGCAAAGACACCACAAAAGTTCACCGAAACAGGCGAACGCAGGGTCCTGACTGGCCCTCTTATGCTTGCAGACACTCCCATCTTTCGGAAGGACGAAACCTACGGGGAGTACTATGTCATCTTTGACAAAGCGACCATCCGCAAGATAGTCCAAAAGTATTTCAAGCAAGGCAACCAACACAACGTGAACGCCTACCACAACGCTGAACTGGATGGCGTGTTTATGTTCGAGAGTTACATCACCGACTCCGAGCGTGGCATCATGCCACCGAAAGGATACGAGGACACACCCGATGGCTCTTGGTTCGGTTCCTTCAAAGTCGAGAACGACGAGGTTTGGGACAACCGCAACCTGTTCCGGGGTTTCTCCGTTGAGGGCCTCTTCGGGATGGACAAGACCGAATCCGAACTAGAGGTCGCACTCGCTGGCCTCGCTGACGAATTAACCGCTTTTTTGCAACAATTAACCCCCACCTACAAATCCCACTAACTATGAATCTCAAAAACGCAATCGAATCCCTGCGGACGGAACTCC